AAACAAGTTTCAACAAAAGTAGGTGCAGCAGCTTCAGGGGGTGGTGAGATACAATCTCCACAAGCAGCAGTAGCTAGTTCTGTTTCAGCACCTCCAGACCTAACATCTGTTAGTGGAACAGGAGAAAATCAACTTGCTAATGTTATTGCAAGTCAGAATCAACAACCTATCCAAACTTTTGTTGTAGCTAGTGAAGTTACTACAGCACAGAGCTTAGAAAGGAACATTGTAGATGGTGCTACATTATAAATACAAAAAACAATTTTAAATTCGTTATAATATTATGAGAATAGTAGAATTAGTGCTTGATGAAGATCAAGAAATGTCAGGGATTGAAGCAATATCTATTGTTGAATCACCTGCTATAGAAGCAGATTTTGTTGCTTTAAAAGCTGATGAGATAAAATTAGCAGAAGTAAACAAAGATAAAAAGATTTTAATGGGTGCATTGTTAATACCTAACAAACCTATTTTTAGAAACTCAGATGACCAAGATGATTACTACATTTATTTTTCAAAAGATACTGTAGAAAAAGCATCTCAACTTTATTTAAAAAATGGGAATCAGAATAATACTACATTAGAGCATCAACACTCTTTAAATGGTTTGACATTAGTTGAATCATGGCTAGTAGAAGATGCAAAATATGACAAATCCAGGAAATATGGAATGAATGTTCCTGTTGGAACTTGGATGGGATCTGTAAAGGTGAACAATGATGAAGTCTGGAATGAATATGTTAAGACAGGAAAAGTAAAAGGATTCTCAATAGAGGGTTATTTTGCTGACAAAATGGAAAGACCAAAAGATTCAGTTGGATTATCTAAAGATGAAAAATTAATTAACCAGATTAAAAAAATATTACAGTCATGATTACACCTTATAAATTTGGAAAAATACTCAGTAAACTTCCTAAAGATAAAACACAATTAGGGAAAGTTGAATTGGCTTTAATAGATGATTTAAAAAGTGAAATTGATAAAATAGAAAAGGACATGCCAGATACTCTTTTTAAAAATGCTCAAAAAGAATATGATTTATATATTAAATTATTAAATGAAGCAGTTGAAGCAAGAGCAAAAAGTGATAAACAAGCAAAAACCTCTTTAAGTGTTAGAAACTTTGCAAAAGAAGAAGTTGCAAAAGTTAAGCAATTAATAAAAAATGCAGATGTAAAAGCAAATGATGCAAGTCAAGCAATGAAAGCATTGGGAATTAATGTTGATATACCTGAAATAAATAAATTAAATCAATTAAAACAACAAGCTAATAATTTTGATTTTAGCTATGAAGATGATTTACCCTTTTAATATAATAAAAAATATAAAATGAAAAATAATAATCTAGAAAAAATTTACAATAAACTTCCAAAAGACAAAACTCTTTTAAAAGCAGAATTAGCAAAAGTTGAATTAGCAATAGCTGATGACATTAAAGCAGTTGTCAGTCAAATAAAAGCTAAAAGAGACCAGATACAAAAAGTAGAAAAATCTGCAAATGAGTACAGAAAACGAATGTCTGCAATGTATAAAGAGGGAGCTAAAATGGAAAAACTCATAGAAAAAGAATCTCAATCTGGAAATAAACTTGTAGACAAAGCAATTAAAATTTCTGACAAAGCTGAAAAAGCTGCTAAAGATTTAGGGGTTGATCCTAATAACATAGGAGGTTACAAAGAATTAGATGACCAATGGGGTGAATTAGAAGTTGATGCAAGTGTAATTACAGACTTGCTTAGAGAATTATATGACTAATGAACAGAAAAATCACAAGTTACATTCCTGCTAGAAGTAGTCCAAGAGGATCTACTAGAGCATGTTTATGTAAAAATAAATTGACCTATTCTAGAGACTGTTGTAATCAGGATATTATGAATCAGGGCATTGGTGTAGTAACCAAAATAAGTTAAAAATACAAAATCAAAATTTAAACTCGTTATACTATATATTATGAAAAATCAAGAAATGATAAATAAAATAAAAACACTTTTGAATCTTGAAGTTAAACTTGAAGAACAAAAGTTAGAAAATGGAACAGTAATAGAAGCTGATTCATTTGAAAAAGGAAAAGAAATTTTTATCAAGACTGATGATGAGAAAGTTGCAATGCCTGTAGGTGAGTATATCCTAGAGGATGGCAAATTACTTGTTGTTAAGGAAGAAGGAATTATTGATGACATGAGAGACCCATCTGATGGTGTCCCACAAAAAGAGGATGCAGGAAAAGAAAAAGATGAAGATGGTTATAAAAAAGAAGAAACAGAAGATTTAGAGGAAAAGAAAGAAGAAGAAATGGATGAAGAAGCTGATGTAGCTGATTGGAAAGGAATGGAGATTCGTATCAAAAACTTAGAAGATGCAATTTCTGACCTTAAAAAAGACAAAGAATCTAGAATGGAAGATGAGGAAGAAGTAGAAATGGAATCATCTAGACAACCTAAATCAAGAACAATAAAAGAAGAATTTTCTGAAGCTGCAGTTGAGCCAATCAAACACAGTCCAGAAGCATCTTTTGGAGAGGTTAAACAAAGAGTATTTGCACAAGCAAAATACAAAACAACTTTAGAAAGAGTTTTATCAAAATTAAATAAATAAATAAATTATAAAAAAATGGCAACATTCAAATATTCATCAAATGATGTAAATCGTAACAGACCTGTGCAGGATTCTTTAGTAGGTAACAAAGCTATTTCAGTATCTGATGCAGGTGCAGATCAAAATTCAAGTGGTGGGTCACACACTCACACACTACCAGAACTAAATTCTAACTATGTAGGTCTAACTTACAGATTTAGAAATTTAGGAACAGGAGGAACTCATGGACTAACATTAGACCCTCATGCAAATAACAAGATTATAGGATCTTTTACTTTAGCTGATTCAGTAGTTTCAGCAGCAAGTAATGGAGCAGGAGCAAATGGAAAACACATAGTAAATACAGCAGGAACTTCTAAAAAAGGAGATTGGGTTGAGCTATGTGCAGTATCATCAACTGAGTGGGCAATTTGTGGCTCTCAGGGAATATGGGCATTTGAAGCATAAATTAATAAAAATTAAAAATTAGAAAAATGAATAATAGAAAAATTGAATTAGCAACTGCAACAAATATCACTACTACTTATGCAGGTGAATTTGCAGGTGAGTATATTGCTGCAGCTTTATTAAGTGCTTCCACTATAGATGATGGAGGACTTACTGTAAAACCAAATATTGCTTACAAAGAAGTAATTAAAAGATTGGACACAGGTGCAGTAGTATCTGATGCTTCATGTGACTTTAATCCAAATTCTTCTGTGACATTAACAGAAAGAATTATTCAGCCAACTGAGCTGCAAGTCAATCTTCAATTATGTAAGAAAGATTTTATTAATGATTGGGAAGCTCAATCTATGGGTTATGGAATGGGTCAAACACTTCCTCCTAAGTTTAGTGACTTTATGATTGCTCATGTAGCAAATCAAGTTGCACAAAAAACTGAGCAGACTATCTTTTCAGGAGTAGCTGCAAATGCAGGAGAATATGATGGATTCCAAACTCTTATGACTGCTGATGGTAACATCCCTGCAGGTCAAGACATTGCTGCAGTAGGTGGTGGTGTTAATGCAGGAAATGTAATAGCAGAACTTTCTAAAGTAGTAGATGCAATCCCATCTGCACTTTATGGAAAAGAAGATTTATTTATCTACATCCCTAGCTCTATTGCTAAGCACTATGTACAAGCTCTTGGTGGGTTTGCTGCAAATGGTTTAGGAGCAAATGGTGTAAATGCACAGGGAACACAATGGTGGAACAATGGATCACTTACTGTGAATGGTGTTAAAATCTTTGTTTGTCCAGGAATGTCTGATGACCATATGTTTGCTGCTCAAAGAAGCAACTTATACTTTGGAACAGGTTTATTAAACAACATGCAAGAAGTGAAAGTTTTAGACATGCAAGACATAGATGGAAGTCAAAATTGTAGATTCGTAATGAGATTTACTGCAGGAGTTCAATATGGAATTTCTGAGGATCTAGTTTACTACTCTTAAAAATTAAATTAACCTTAAAAAGAGGTAAGTGGGATTAAACTTACTTACCTTTTTTTTTAAATAAAAATAAAAAATTATGGCATGTGCATTAACAACAGGAAGAAAAGTACCATGTAAATCAGCATTTGGTGGAATTAAAACAGTATATATGGCAGATTTTCCTGTCGTAGCTACTATTAATGCAGACCAAACAATAGATGCTTTCACAGGAAGCATAGATTGGTTTCAGTTTGATTTAAAAGGCAATTCTTCATTAGAAACAACAATTACAAGTTCTAGAGATAATGGAACAACATTTTATACACAGACTTTAAATATGACATTAACATATTTAGACAATGCAACTAAAAATGAATTACAATTAATAGCTGTCGCAAGACCTGTTATAGTTGTAGAAGATTACTATGGTAACCAATTTTTATGTGGTTATGAAAATGGAATGGAAGTGACAGGTGGCACAATAGTCACAGGAGCTGCAGCAGGAGACCTATCAGGATTCACATTAGTGATGGAGGGTCTAGAAGAAACTGCACCCTACTTTGTAGATGCAGGAGTAGTTAGTGGAGCATCAGCACAAATCGTACCTAATTAGAAACTCATTCTAATTAATCTTAAAGAAGCACTCTATATGGGTGCTTTTTTTATTTTTACAAATAAAGTTTTTTAATTCGTTATATAAGTATGATTGTACTTAATACAAACACACCACAAACATTAAAAGTTATTCCTAGAATATATGAAAGTGCATTTCAGGTGGCTTATACAGATGATTCAACTAATGTAAGGACAGAAGTTAGTATTAGTGGAGCAACAACATCAGGAAATTATTTGACTTGGTCACAAGCATTTAATCCTGTTTTAGTTGTCAATCATTTTTATGACATAGAATTATTTTCTAATTATGCTTTTTGGAATCAGAATTTTAGTCTATGGCAGAATTATACAAGATTATGGAATGATGCGACTGATTTTATAAATGTATTTTATAAAGACAGAATATTTTGCACAGACCAATCTATAGACCAAAAAGTAGACAACTATTATGACATGAATAAAGGGCAGTTTGTTGGCACTACTGCTTATAATAATGAGTATATTGTAACATCATGAGAAAAAATTTAAAAAGAAATAAAAAGGGTCAATTTGTTAGGCACAATTCAGAGTACAGTTTTGTGAATTTAAGCACATATACATCTCCAGAAATTGTTGAGAAAAATAACAGAGATTGGGTAGATTATGGTGCAGACAATAATTATTTTCAATATTTAATTGACAGATATAATGGCTCACCAACAAACAATGCAGCAATAAATGGCATTAGTCAGCAGATATTTGGAAAAGGTTTGAATGCAACTGATTCATCTAGAAAACCTGATGAGTATGCACAAATGATTTCTTTGTTTAAAAAAGAAGTTGTCAGAAAATTATGTTATGATCTTAAATTAATGGGTCAATGTTCTGTCCAGGTGATATATTCTAAAGACAGAAAAAAAATTGCAAGACTAGAACACATACCTGTAGAAACATTAAGAGCTGCAAAAGCAAATAAAGATGGAGAAATCCCTGCATATTATTATTTTAAAGATTGGAGTAAATTAAAACCTAATGAAATTCCTCAAAGAATACCTGCTTATGGTATGTCAAAAGAATCAATAGAGATTTATTACATCAAACCTTACAAAGCAGGATTTTATTATTATGCTCCTGTAGATTATCAGGGTGGGTTACAATATGCAGAGCTAGAAGAAGAAATTTCTAACTACCATTTGAACAATATTATGAATGGTCTAGCACCAAGCATGTTAATTAACTTCAATAATGGAACACCTAACCAAGAAGAAAGACAATTATTAGAGCAAAAAATTGCACAAAAGTTTTCTGGAACATCTAATGCAGGAAAATTTATTCTTGCATTCAATGACAACAAAGAAGCAGCAGCAGATATAACACCTGTACAATTAAGTGATGCACATAATCAATATCAATTTTTAAGTGAAGAATCACAATCTAAAATTCAGGTGGCTCACAGAATTGTTAGTCCTTTTTTATTAGGGATCAGAACAAACTCAGGATTCTCATCAAATGCAGATGAAATCAAAACAGCTTCACTCTTAATGGACAATACAGTTATTAGACCATTTCAAGAGCTTTTAATAGATTGTTTTGACCATTTACTAGCATATAATGACATTTCCCTAAACCTCTACTTTACTACACTACAACCATTAGAATTTACTGAGGTGGATTCTAGATTGCAAGACAAAGAAGATATTGAGGAAGAAACAGGATATGAATTTAGCACAGATTTAACTTCAAAACCTATTGATGATGACTTTGCTATTATTGATGACAGACTTGCTTATTCAACAAAAGAAAAAGCAGAAGAAATGGCTAAGAATATTGGATGTGATGGAATACATACACATGATTATGAGGGTCAAACCTGGTATATGCCATGTAAAGAACACATCAAAAAACTAAAAAAACCATGTCAGCCAGGTTATGAGCAATATGGTATGAAAATAAAAGATGGAAAAAAAGTTCCTAATTGTATTCCTCTAGCTACAGAGCTATGTGATGATGATGCAAAAAGTGTAGTTGGTAGTTTAGCAAAAACAGGTAGACCAATAGATGAGGAATTTGAAGAAGTTGCAGTCTTAAAAGATGACAATGTAAGTGCTGAGGATTATATAGATTACTTGACACCTGCAAAAAAATCTACACTATCTAAAATTAAAGATTTTATAGGTTTAAAAGGTGCTACAGAGGACAATGTAGGAAGCACTAGAGATGGCTCTGCATTTAGTTATTTAGATCCTAAAAATGGCTTATACAAGATTCGTTATAGATATGCAAATGGAAAGGGATATTCTACAACATCTAAATCAAGAGCATTTTGTAAAGAAATGATGAGATTATCTGGAAACAGAAAATCAGGATTAGTTTGGAGAATAGAAGATATTGACAGAGCAAGTAATTTTGAATCTGTAAATGTAGAATTTAGGCACAAACCAAGCATCAGGTACGATATTTTCAAACTGAAAGGAGGAATTTACTGCCAACATGTTTGGGAAAGAGTTTTATTTAGACTGAAAAGTGGTAAATATGAAAGCTCTAATATAGACAACTATAAGAGAACATCTAGTATTCCTAAAAGTTATGTTAAGAATCCTAGAGGAACAAGAGAAAGTGAAATAGCAACAGACAAACTACCAGGCAGGGGTGCATATCCAAAATAGAAATTATGGCAACACAGTTATTTATAAATAGAACAGATTTAGTCAGGAATAGTATTCTTGATGGCAATGTAGACACAAATAAGTTTATACAGTTTATTAAAATTGCTCAGGAAATCCACATACAGAACTACATGGGAACTGAGTTATATAATGAATTGATTGGTCTTATGCCTAATATTGACCAGAATGCCAATGCAAAATATAAAACATTATTAACAGAATATATCCAACCAATGTTGATCTGGTTTGCACAAGTGGAGTACATTCCATTTGCTGCATATCAAATTAGAAATGGTGGAGTATATAAGCATGTGAGTGAGACAAGTGAAACAGTAAGTAAAAATGAGGTGGATTTTTTAGTAGAAAAAGCAAGAACAAATGCTGAATGGTATGCTAGAAGATTTATTGATTATATGGCTTTTAACCAAAGTCAGTTTCCTAAATATGTGTCAAACTCAAATGATGATATATATCCATCTCAAGATGCAACATTTAATGGATGGGTATTATGAGTTATAAAGGAAGTACATGGAAATCAAAACCAAAAGAAAAAAATTTGAAGAAATTAAAATTATTTTTAAAACAGATAGAAAAAATTAAAAAAGAAAAAGATGGCGACACTATTTAACACAAGAATATCAGATACTTATCCAGGTCTTATAAAGACAACTGATAATGCTGCTATATCTGCAACACTAAAGCAATTATCTGATGGCTCAGGTAACTTGACAGGACTGTATTTAAATAATGCAGGAGATTTTAAGGTAACATCTATTTTAGAATTTGGATCACTTAAAGACACAGCAGAGAACATCACAATAAAAAAATTTGTAGATGCTGCAGATGTCATTTCTAATAATGACAATTACACATCAATACCAACAAGTGCAGCAATAGTTAGTTATGTAGCTGCTCAAATAACAGCAGAAGATTTAGATTTTAGAGGGGATGATGCTGCAGTTGCAGGAGATGTTGATTTAGATAGTGAAAAATTTATCATTTTAGGAACAGCAAATGAGGTTGAAACAACAGT